GAGGAGTTGTTCCTTGAGCAATATGAAATTCCTTACACATTTAGAGCTAGTCCGCTTCCAGAATATACTTTGCACTTCAAAGAAGGTGATAGCAAGTTACTATGCAGATCTTTTGAAAACTGGTCTAGAATAATTGGTCTGAACTTAAGCCATGTACTTGTTGATGAAATAGATGTAGTAAGCCCAACTATTGCAGACAAAGCTTTCCCAAAAATACTAGGACGACTAAGGGCTGGTAATGTTAGACAGTTTTGTGAAGCCAGTACACCAGAGGGGTTCAGATGGTTATATAACACCTTTGGTACAGACGAAGCAAAAGAGAGAACCGATAGGCAGCTAATCAAGATGAGGACTCAGGATAACCCACATTTACCTAGTGACTTCATTGAACGTATGCAAGCCAACTATGATCCATCAATGCTACAGGCGTATTTAAATGGGGAATTTATCAACCTCACCACAGGCCAAGTCTATGATCGCTTTACCAGAGAACAGAACGTCACTACTGTTAAACCAGAGATAGGACTAGAGCCATTAAGAGTGGGCATGGACTTCAACATAGGCAACATGAACGCAGTGATCGGTATTGTCCAAGATCAAAAATTGTTAATATTTGATGAGATTTCTAAGGCTCACGACACAGACAGTATTGCTCAAGAGATCAAGTCCAGATACCCTATGAACAAGATATACGTTTACCCAGATGCAAGTGGAGGCAACAGAAGTACTAATGCAAGCCAAACAGACATACAGATTCTTCAAGGATATGGCTTCAGCAATCAAAGTCCACGTTCTAACCCCCCAGTTAGAGACAGGATCTCTTCCGTACAGGCTTTATTATGTAACGGCAAAGGGGAAAGCCGTTTACAAATCCATGCCAGTTGCAGAAAGCTAATAGAATCAATGGAACTTCAGTCATACAATGAAAAGGGAGAACCAGATAAAGAGTCTGGATATGACCACATGGCTGATGCTCTAGGTTATCTTGTATGGCGTGAATTTAATCCATTATTTGCTAGGTCGGGCAAAGCAACAGGGATTAGAATATATTAAGAACATGGTACTATTGAGGCAAAACTGTGTATAGCTCACTAAATATTTACAATCAGCCCATAACACAAGCTGCTACAACAGTTGCCAGCCCTAATGCGGCCTATCAACGTATGGCTCAATTTTGGGATTTGATAACAGATTTGAAGGAAGGTACATACAAGATCAGGAGTGAACATAGAAAATACCTTCCACAGGAGAGCAGGGAAACTGATGACTCGTATGACGTTCGGCTTTCAAGATCAACAGTAGTGCCATACTTGCAGAGAATAGAAAAGATGTTGTCAGGTATGTTGGTAAGAAAGCCAGTAAGACTTGATGATGTTTCTGACTTAGTAAGAGAACAGTTGTTTGATGTTGATTTAGAGGGAAATGATCTAAATGTGTGGCTGTATCAGACAGCAAGGCAAGCTATTAGCTTTGGTCATATAGGGGTGCTTGTAGATGCACCGAAGGAAGGGGATAAGACAAGACCCTATTGGGTGACATATACACCAAAAGATATTTTAGGATTTAGGTCTGAGATTATAGATGGGGCAAGGGAACTCACACAGTTACGTTTATTGGAACAGGTTGTTGAGCCAGATGGAAAGTATGGTGACAAGATTATTAAACAGATTAGGGTGCTTGAACGTGGTAGATATGAGATTCACAGAAAAGATGAAAAGAAGAATGAATATAAATTATTTGATGAAGGTGAAATGAGCCTTAAGGATAAGATTCCTTTTGCTATTGCCTATTCAAACAGAGTTGGGTTTTATGAAAGCCGCAGTCCTTTGTATGACATTGCAGAACTTAATCTCAAGCATTACCAGATACAGTCTGACTTGGATAATATTTTGCACATTAGTTCTGTTCCATTGCTTGCAGTTTTTGGCTATCCAAATGCAGATGAGATAACAACAGGCCCAAATGAGGCACTATCATTGCCACCAGAATCCAGAATGGAATACATTTCTCCATCAGGTGATAGCTATGACAGCCAGTTCACTAGGTTGAAAGATATTGCAGAGCAGATCAATACACTATCTTTAGCCGCAGTCTTGGGTCAGAAGTTAGTAGGAGAAACAGCAGAGGCTAAGAGGATAGACAGATCACAGAATGACAGCACAATGATGGTGATAGCACAGCAGATGCAAGATTTGATTGATAACTGTCTGAAGTTTCATAGCGAATATCTTAATGAACCTAATGCTGGAAGTAGCTTTGTTAATAGAGACTTTGTAAGTGCAAGACTAGAACCACAGGAGATAACATCATTACTCACATTGTTTACTGCTGGGACTATCACACAAGAGACTTTACTAAATCAACTATCTGCTGGTGAAGTACTTGGTGATGACTTTGACGTAGAGGAAGAGATTGAAGGTACACAGCAGGGAGGTCTTACAGAAGTAGAGCCACCAGAAGAACCTGACGAAGAACCTGAGGAGGAGGAAGAGGGAGAAGAATGATAAATGAGTATTCCAGAGGTATTTTTTAGGGAAACTATTGATATAAATAGATACAGTAATGCCGTATCAGTTGATTTAGTTAGAACTTACAATGACGTTATTTTACTTGCAGCAAGAAAGCTTAATGCAATAAATATCAGACAGGCAAAGGCTGGAGAAGGTGTAGTTATAGCACCGCAAACCAAGAAAAGGTTGAGGGCAATCATAGCTCAATCAAAAACAAGTTTAGATAAATGGTCGAGAGCTTCATCAAAGAAGATGATAAAAGAGATAGAAGGTTTGGCAAAGGTACAGGCTGGATTTATTGAGGGTGAACTAAAAAAAGCTGTAAAATCAGGAAATATCCCCATCAACTCAGTAGCTGTCAGTTCTAAATATGCAGAATCATTTGTCACAACAGATCCTACAAAGGTAAACATATTCACAAGCAAGCAATTCACAGAAGATGATTTTAAGAAGTTTGGCTCTGGAAAGTTTGAACTTACCGCCAGACAAGGTGCAATGCAGACACTACCAAATGGAGAGACAGTAGAAAAAGCATTTAGAGGTATAGCAACAAGACAACAGGAAGGTTTAGCTAGGACTATTAGACAGGGTGTATTTAGTGGAGAGTCAACACAGCAGATAGCAAGTCGAATGATAGGGAGGCTGGAGTTTGGACAGAAAGGCAGTGTCAGACAGATAGCACAAGCTGGTGGTGAATTAACAAAACTGGCTAATCATCAAATACAAACTATAGTCAGAACATCTGTAAACCAAGTCCAGAACCAAGCATCACAGGCTGTCTATGCAGCTAACAGTAAGGTTGCTCCTAAATATGAATATGTTGCAACGTTAGACTCAAGGACAAGTCCGATATGTCAGAGGTTAGATGGTCAGATATTTGATTACAACAAAGGCCCTACACCACCTCAACACTTTAATTGTCGATCAACTACTGTCCCTGTTGTTGATTTTGATGGTCTGCAAAAGAAATACCCTACTCTTGAAAAACCACCAGCGACTAAGCTTGATACCAGACCAAGTATTACAGGAAGAGTACCGCAGGGAACACCATACGGCAACTGGCTTTTGCAACAGGATAGAAAGCTGCAAGTTAAGACTTTAGGTAATGAAGGCAAAGTTAACTTCTTCAAAAAGCTTGCAAAGAGAGAAGGTTCTGGACAGGCAGCTTTACGAAAGATGATAAGAACAGATGGAAGCGAAAGAAGTTTGAAGGACTTGGAAAGATTGTATGGCAAGCCCAGAGATATAACTATCAGAACAAAAACTCCTAAACCTGTTGCGAAACCTGTTGCGTTTGAACGAAGGCTTGTAGATTCAAGCCCAGAGCAATTAAGAAAAGATGGCAGGGCGTTAATGAATGAAGTAGGTGAGTTTGATACAGCTAAACTTAAAAAATTAAATGATAACTTTAGATCGGCTGCGGCAAAAAGTGGTTCTAATTTGAAGCCAGAGTTAGCTGATAAGTTACAGGCAGACTTTGAAAAAGCTAAAAATGAATACTTAAATTATCGTGGACAGATTTTACAAAAATTTGAAAAATT